GGGACTCGAGTCTCTAAGCCCTGGGAGAGACAAGACGCGGTTTTTGGGTGGGAGGGTATTTTGGATCGAAATTACATAGTATCGGGGGTCACTTTGTCTTCCCGGACTTCGACAAAAACGGGGAGGAACATCGACTTGGCCTTGGTCTTCTTGTCGGTGATCAACGCGTTGTACTTGACGGCCACTATCTTGCCGATATACTCCGAGGGGTCCTTGGACCGGTCCTCGTCACTGAGACCCGTGCCCACCGCGGCCGTGACTGTGCCCCCAGCTGAGGACACTTGGAGGGAGCCTATTTTGCCCTCATATTTGCCCGTTCCCGGGAGGATACCCGTGACCTTCAGGTCCGCCTCGAGCTCGGCCTTCATTTTGACCTGGTGTTTGACACGCTTATCCTCCCATGGACCCTTGGGATCCTTGAGGACTAGCCCCTCCTCGCCCTCCGCCAGCTTTTGTTGGTACAGGGTCTGAGCCTCATCCATCGAATTCACGATCGAAATAGGGGCGATCCGGATACGCTCCAAGTTCTGGGTGTGGAGCATAAGGTGCCGCTCGCGGTACCCCGTGGAGCACTTGCCGGCCCGGAAGCTCGTGAGTGGGATAATGTCCCAGACGACCGCCCGGATCTGGTGGGCCAGACCCCGGGTTCCCGTGCCCTTCTGGAACTTGGTCAGGAGCCCGTTGCCCGTTTTGCGGTCCAGAGTCTCGCCGTTGGGCCCCGTCATGAGGAGCTCACCGTCAAGCACAAAGTCCTCACCGGCCACGAGAGTGAGCACGTCCTTATCGAGCGCCTCAAACAGCTCAAGCTCCTTACCGACTCGGGTCCAGTACGTGACTTTGCCGTTTTCCACAACCGCATTGAACCGCATACCGTCACACTTGGTTTGAGCTAGGCATGGGAAGGCGATGGTGCCGGTGCTTACGAGCATACACGGCCATGAGAGCTGTAGGTCGGGCCAGATCTTCTGGACCGTGGACTCGCTCACTCCACACCGCAGGTTCCGGCCGAGCACGCGGCGCACGACCTCACGGTCACTGGTTTCGAGGGCGCCAAGAGCCAAGGCAACACGGTCGCGAGCCGCCGTTCCGCGGATAACCCGACCGGCCAAGCCAACCTCGAGCATCTCAAAGGTGGACTCGAGGTCAGTCATAGGACCGCCAGACTTGGGGTCCGGAACCGCCTTGATGTAAAAGTTGATACTTGGGTCGAGCGCCAGACGGAAGGCATCCTTCAGCGTCTGGTTGCCCTTATTTTCGTTCAAAATTGCCTCCTTCTCGAGACGGCTGCTGGTCGCCTCGAGACGGTTGAGGATGCTGAGTACGGAAGCCATGCTTGTTTGGCTGTGAAGAGGTTGTAGTTCTTAAGGGCTTGGGTCGGGCCCCTTTAGGGTGGACAGGACACGTTTTCTAGGAGGACTCCGTCACGACTCGAGACCAGAGGTCTCTCGTGTCAGCTCCATGTTGTTATCAGGGCTGCCCATTGTTGCCCACGGAACTTGACATTCTCAGTAAACTCATATCTTACATTCCTAAGACTGCGTTCAACTGCATACAAGTCCCCTTCTGCGATGAAAAAGAAAGCGAGTACATCCGAAATCAGACCATTGTCAATCATATTCTGCGTCCATCCAATTTCAAGAAGCTCATCGTCAGTTAGGTGTGTGAGTATGATGGAGTCCATCTTTTCGTCTTGGCTATTGAGCGTCTCGCGTCTTTAGGTGCCTCCAACAGAACCTAGATCCTTCTTGAGCCCTCAATTCGCATGAAAAATTGTTTTTACAGACGGCGGAGCACTTGGGCGGGGGAGGGACGAGGATGGCACGACACGTGGGGCAATAATTGCGCGTATTACACCACGGGCCTAGACAAGCTTTGTGAAACGTGTGAAGACACCGGGTCGTGAACCCGTCTAAAGGAGACACAACAGTTTGGCAAATAGAACACTCCATATTACACTATAATCACTTCAGCCCTCTATGCCGCGCCTGTGCCACAGGCCATCTTCTTTGTTGTACCACAAACGCCCGTCAGCTTTCATACGCGCGAGACGCGCCGGCCAGCCCTCTGCGGGGTTTCCCGCCTCGTCCACACGCTGAGCCGCACGAGCCTTGGCCCACGCGACGAGCTCTTGGGGTGTTGGCTCGGGAACCACAGTCTTAGGTCTGACCCATTCAGACAACTTCTCCTTCTCGAGCACCGGCGGGGGCTCGAGAGTGAGTTTGGGGGTAGGCTTGTACTTGAGCGTCTTGAGGAGGCTCTTGGACACCATCATGTACTTTTGGTTCGAGTGAGAGGGGCCAGGAGGCTTGGGTCGGGCAGGACACGTTTTTTGTACGTACATAGTATATGGCCAACTTACAAATCACGAGTAACAAGGCTAAACTTAGGAAATGGCTTGCAAACGAAAAAGAAAAGCTAAGCAGGGTCAGGAAAATCAACAACAACGCGCGTAACAATAACGGGAATTTGAACGGACCTTCCGTCAAGAAGCGTAAAGTGAATACACCTAATGAAGTATATCGTAAACTTATACAAGAAACTAATTATAGACTAAAAAGATCAGCGGATTACGGTTATAGAACAAACCCCAAGGCGAACTTTTCAAATTATAAAAATTGGAACGGCAACTTTGCTGGTATATCACAGGCCGTTCCTCTCATTTTGACTATGAGAAACAATAACGGATCCGAGCGTTACTTGGGGCACATATGGGTCAACGGTGTCAAGACGAAGAACAAGAGAACGACTGGTCATTTTCAGGGAATTCAGAAAACGGTAAACCTTAATCAAAGAATAATAAACGCCATGCAGGGTAATAAACCTAAACCGATCGCAAACAGGGTAAAGGTCGCGCCTATTTTGTTAAATGCTGTTGAAAAGCACTTGAGAGGACTCGGATACACCGCCATGTCTACGAGTATGCCATTCAAGTCTATGCGTAATTATTTCCTGTCCGATCCAAATTGGGTGCAAACGGGGTTTGGTGGGCACGCTTTCAAGAAAAACTTCAAATAGGTCTTCACTTTTTAGATACTCGCATACAGTTTGCCGAGCGGGGTCAAGGACCCGTCATCGTTGAATATGGCGCTCGTCCCCATGTGCGGGTCCTCTGTGCTCCGAGTCTTCCACGAGTATCGCTCGACGTATGACCGGGCATCGAGTCCGGCACACGCCGCTGTCATGAAGGTTTCGACAAGCGAAACCGCGAACCCACCCGGGAACTTTCCGGACCAGTCTGCAACGGCAAACTCCGTGACCCATATGGGCTTCTTGTACTTGGCCCATATGGTATCAATTTCCTTCAAAAATGAGGCGGAGTTTGGTGGAGCGTACCAGTGAACACAAATAAAGTCCACTTTAGGTGCAGCATCCATAAACTGCTCGAGCCAACACCCAGATGTAGTGGGATTACCGGCCGTTGCCGGGCTTCCGATCCGGTCTCCGTAGCTCGTGACGCGTGACCACATCGTGAGTGCTTGTTGAACGGTCAAGTTCGACTGCGCCGCCCCGTCAGGCTCGTTGAACCCGAGCATGATGGGTGAGTCTTCCTGCGGCAAAGAGCCTTTACCCCATGCCATGGGCACAAAGGGAAGATCGACCTGTGGAGACCCGTGAAGACCCCACGTATAGTACCACCTTGGATTGACTGACATCAATTTTGAAACAAAATTGGGGTCTGTCAAGTCGTACACGAAACCTTTCTTATCACTCATGTGTTATTTTTGAAGATTTTTAAATCGGGACACGATTGCGATCGCCTCATATAGGGAAAAAAGGTCAGAATCACGTGGAGAGGGAACTTGCCCTTGAAGTACCAGTACCGTGGTGGATTCATTTACCATATATACCCAAAATTTCTTTAACAACTTGTGACCGGACGACATCCTCGTCCGTAAACTGAACACACCGCATATTGGTAGAATCGGGGTTCAAACGACACAAAAGGTCCAAGAGTCCGTTCTCTTCGAACCCACGCTCGTGTTGCTGTAGGTCGCCAGCCACGACCATCTTCGAGCCTTCACCGATACGGGTCAAAAGCATCTTCATCTGGGAAGGTGTGGCGTTTTGCATCTCGTCCGCAATGACCCACGCGTTCTCAAAGGTTCGACCACGCATATAGGCCAAGGGACAGATCTCAATCTGTTGATCATAGACCATATCCTGGACCTTTTTTACACTAAAATTGCGATACAAGGCATCGAACATGGGTCGGGTCCAAGGTTCCATCTTTTTGTTCAAGTTTCCAGGGAGGAAACCGTGTTGCTCATCGACCGATACTGCTGGGCGCGTGATGATCAGACGCTGGACTTTGCCCGCCACGAGCGCCTTGGACCCTGCATGACACGCCAGAAGGGTCTTCCCCGTTCCCGATGGTCCCGTGCCTATAACAACGGGGACCGACGAGTACAAGAGGTCGAGGTACTTCCTCTGTGTGAACGTGCGCGGGCTGAGCATTTATATATAAACTCATTTAAGCTTTAAGAATGAATCGTATCATCGACCGAATAGCACGGTTCTGTGACCCAAGAGAACGTAGGATACTTGGGTTTGATTATGAGACGTGTATCAAACTCAAGTTTCCTCCAAACAAAGTCGAGTTGACCATTTCTGAATTTCCATACAAAATTGGAAAAAGTGATATCCTTCCGAACGACCGTACACGTTGGCTCATTTCCAAGAATGCAGGGCGAAGTGAGGGGCTCCATGTTCAGAGACAAGGTGACGAGGACGCATATTCAATAGATGATATTCGTTACACGCATCACTATAACTATGAAACCGGAGAGGTCAGGATATATCACGATGATACTAGGTCTTTTGAAGAGTATGTTTCAACGGCTCACAGACGGACTCTGGCCGCGGGTCCTTAATTTTGAACTGAAATTGAGTCTTTGTAGGCCAAACATACCCCCACTTCATGTACTCGGTCTCTTCAAAGTGGTAATAGTCGGGCCTTTTACGATTCAGGGCGGCTTGGTGGGACAAGTGGATAGGTGGCCAACCCCACCAAGGTGGTGGTTGGGGGTTCTTACAGTGTGGTAATTTTGACATGAAATTGCGATACCCTTGAGCGACCCACTCATCGATCATGGCGTTACAGTACATGGCTAAGAAACACGTGTGTCCTTTCCACATCTGGGTCGCAGGGTGGTTGACCCAGCCTTTGGAGAGCCCCATGAGGGCTCTCCAGATCTGGTACGCTTCAACGCGTTCTTTTCCGAGCCTCCTATAGTCCAAAACTTTAGCACACGCCACGACATCAGGGTACGGGACGAAGGTTATCATTTGTCCTCGAGAGCACTGTTGCCCGGCTATCTATGACGAAGACGAGACGCGTTTTTTTAAGAGACTATGTTTCATTACAAGGCGGCAACATCACCTAGAATCATCCTGGCACGCGGCCACTTCTCCTTCTCACTATCCCCCAAATAAGCCCATAGACTGGGAGTAATCTCGTTGAAATCAGCCTCTTCCCAATAGCGGTTGGTCCTCTTATTGAAGATTCTTGGCAGACGCGCTCGGATCTCCGTCTTGGCTTCGACCATCTCCTTGAGCATAGCCGCAAAGGTTTGCGCTCGGCACCCGCTCGCGTCGACCTTATTGATGCGTTCGACAAGGGTCCAAGGCTCCTCGGTAAGGAGCTCCTTGACTTCCTCAGCGGTCAGGTATTCATTTTCTTGACATTTGGCAATCGAAACATAAAGTTTCTCCCGTCGCTCGAGGAGATCGATCTCCTGTGCACGAAGATCTCCACCTTGCTTCATCAAGATGATAGCTTCTCGGCGGTCGCCGCGTGCCAGGGCCGCCTCTCCGGCGGCATACAGACTGGCCGCCTCCTTCTCGAGCTCCGAAGCCTTTTCCTCGAGGACACGTGCTTTGGCGAGCATCTGATCGATGTCGTCATAAACAACCTTGAACTTTCCCGTCTCAAAAGAGTAAGCTTTGACCACGCCCGTGAACCGGCACAGGTCCACCTTCTTATAGACCTTCTCACCGATGAGAGTGCCGCAGTAGCGGTTTTTCGCTTGAGGGTAGTTTTCCTCGATAAACTTGCGAACACCAAGAGCCTCGGCGTGAGTAAGCTCCCAGACGCGGAGTCCGTGAACGCGACTCTCCATCTTGTTTGTCTTTGCCTTCTCTTGTGTTCTCGTCGCCTTGAGCGGGACAGGACACGTTTTTTACTCGCTCCTCGAGTTGAACGCCTCGAAACCTTTCAGAAAACCTTTTCCACCGGGCTTATAGTACTCGTGCTTGAATATGCGTTGCGCGGCTATGATCTTGTCCTCGTCACGCTCTACGGTGCCGTCGGGCTTCAAGTACACGTCTTCGCCAATAGGGTTCGCGCGGCGCTTTTTGTCTATTTTACCTAGCTCGACGTCCGTTTCTGTTGTGTAGAACGGAGGGTTTGGGTACCAGTCCATACGTAGATCGGTCGACCGTCGGTTGTTTGGCCTATATGTTCTACGATGCCTGACTCTAAGTCTCGAATGAATTCAAGGTACGAAAGCTGATTGCTAGGTCTATTGATTCGTTCGAGGCACAGAGGACACTGGCACATGTTCTGATTTTACATGAGAATTGGTTCGGCTTGGGGAAGGGAGGACCCGAATTTCGGGTCCTCGGTCGGGGCGCACCGCGCCCCTCCTCACGTTTTGCTCCCTCAGTTCGGGTCCCATAGGGGCTTGGAGCCTGTACCCGCGTACCGACTGGTGCCCCACGCAACACACAGAATAGCCACGAGACCAAGGACATCTACGAGACGTATCTCGTCTTTATCGCACCGCAAAGCGACATAGAGAGCCATAAGGAGTATTCCCAACAAGAGGGCTATCATATCTACTTTTTGTTTTCTTTTTCTTTTCGGATCTTTCGATAGATCCACCAGTTTGTGGCTGTGGTAAACATGACCCAAAGACCTATAGCTTTTCCTGTAAGTTCGGCGGCGTGTTGGAACGGGACCTCAGCCTTGGGTGTAGGTGCGACTCGGGGTCGTCTTGGGGGACGCATGGGGAGTCCGGTAATAAGCATATCTTTTAGGAAGACTTTTTCACGAGACGCTGAGCCGCAAGTGTATCCGTGTAAAAGATCTTTGCCGCCTCGAAACACGACGTGAACCCGTCACACTCAAAAGTCCACAGGTTCTTGGACGGGTCCGGGCGCTTGAGACGGGGGTTGATAGGCAAGGGGACGAAGGTCGCAAACAGAATCTTGAAAAGAGCCCAGTACATTCTTTACACATCATACCGTCATATTCTCTAAGTCCTTTGAGAGGGTCTCAAACTCGCGTAGGAGCCGCCGGCGACACACGGGGTGGCTGGGGTCTGCTGACCATCGCCGCCAAGCCCTTTGAACCTTGATGACGCTCGGTGTAGCGTCAAGCATAGCGTTGTGTATCCTGCGCCAGTACTTGGAGTCGAAGAGTTCTATGAGATTTTGTCGAACGGCCGCCACGTGATATTCCACAGTCTGATCCCCCGGCCAAGGAACGTCCAAAGCGACCCAGGCTGCATCCTTGATGGTTTCACACGCGAATTCGAGAACGGACCGAACAGGTTCGACGTTTTTCCACCGTCTGATATACGGGTCGAACGCCGAGTCGACTTGTAGATTGATCGCCGCTAGAGTCTTTTCATCAAGCCGACCCATGACGGACCAGTACGTCATATTTATCCCGCCCCATACAGCTCGTATAAGGTTCGCATCCAAATTCAATCGAAGTTCAATAAGCTGTGCCTGAACGAAGCGTGCGGCCGCCATTGTTCCTTGGTCTCTTAACACTAGGACTCTTTCCTTTAGGAGAAACCCGACACGTTTTCCGAGCCAGGCTCTGAACGAGGTTCTGAGCACTGTTGGTCGTGAGCCCCGCTTTTTTAAGGTTGGCCTGTATCTTTTGACGCGTCTTGTTTGAGGGCTCTCCGTAGTAGAAGCTACATGAGCCCCGTTCAAGCAAGTTCTGGACGTTCGCAGGTATCTGTGGGACCAGGATGTTCTTCGTATAATTTGGTTTGGCGTTCCGAAGGGCGTTTTTGACCAAGGCTATATAGTTTGAATTTTTCATGTAATTTCGAGTTTTGAACTGGAGGTTTCTCGTGTACGTCCCGCTTTCCAGATTGAAAAGAACCTTGGAACCATCCTTCGATAGTTCACCCGCAGCGACTATGACCCTATTTTTGTTGTTTGTAGGGAGTTGAAAGTGACGCGAGCCTGACTCGAGTTTGTTGAGTACCCGGACGAAGCTCTTGTGGTACCTGTTTGTCTCTGTATTGTACTCTATGAGGTACAGGTACGCACCATCAGGCAAAGTACTCACACTGGTGTTCCGGTACGTCCGCGTCAGGTTCAAATTGAACCTTCCTTGACCATAATACATCTTGGGCCAATGGCTAGGTATGCCTGTGACATGGTTCGGTTGAATGATTTTTTGGACTTGGTTTATGACTGACCCTCTATTGACGACGGGCCAGGGGCGACCGTTGGTCACCCCGAAGAGACGTTTGACATTGAGCTTTGGCTCCATATTACATACAAGCACTAAATTTCCGCTCTGAACTTACAGTTCATCGCTCCCATCATACCGCGGGCCGTCCGTCTGGGACGCGCCATCTTCACCACCCTGCTCCCACAGCGACTCTTCGTCCAGCTCGTCGGCGATCTGCATAGCCAGCTTACTCAGTGCCTCGGCTTCCGCCGCGTGCCAGACGTCGTACGATGCACGCAAACTGCTCTTGGGGTCGAACGGATTTTCGTAACGTCTGAGATCACTCTCATCTTCCTGAACCTGATCCAGTTCAGCTTGTAAATTCTCCACCGTCTGGGTGTGAATCTCCAGGCGCTCTTGCCACGGCAAATCGTGGTACGCGCGGTGGGCATCCTCCGCGTACGTCTGGAACAGGAACTGGTCACCCTGAACCAAAGCGTCCAGCTGCTCGACGGAAATGGTGCCTTGGATCCAGGAGGTCATCCAGTTGTACATGGAAGGAGTCACGAGCCCACGCTCGATATTCTCGAACACGGAATAGTCAAACTTGACCACCGCCTGGTCACCCTGGAAGCCGCACAGAATACGGCGCTTGGGACACCACGTGATAGTAGCCATCTTGTCGTCTTTTGGTTTTGTTAGCGCGCCTGGTCTTTAGGCCAGACAGGACACGGTTTTTCAAACAGACCGGCAGGGTCTGCGCCCCGCCGGGGTCGAAATTCGAGGCCTTTCAGGCCTCGGTTTCCTCAGAATCCTTCTTGGTCAGCATACTCAGAGTCAGCTTGTACGCGTTTGCAGCCGCCACCTTATCCGGAACATCCTTGGTCGTCTCCTTGATCGCCTCGAAAAACGCCTTGTACATGGGTGTATCCTCAATCTCCGCCTTGAGTTCAGCCGAAGCGTCCTTCAGGTCAGCCTTGAGACTGGATACGCGGTCAATCGCCTTCTGAAGAGCCTTGGAGGGTGCCATTTGTTAGTTGTCAAGGCGCCCAAGTTTTTATCTGCGCAACTTTCTCTTCACATGATGAGCTATAACAGATTCAGCTTTACGGGCTCTAACTTTCTGAATGTTTCGGGGCTTGACATTTGCACGCGTGACTGGATTACGAAATAGCCGCTTCTTTGGATCGGCCGTGAGCAAATTGTAGTTTGACATGTTTCTACCTATGAGTTTCATAAGCGTAGACTTTGTGTAATAGTTTTTCCGCTTGGTATTTTTGTCCACAACTTCATATACGAATACCGTCTTCACGGGCTCGAGCGTCACGGGGTTGATGTACCCAAAAGGAACAACGCGCCTGGGGACGATAGGAAGAGCACGTAGTTTATTCGCCCTATCGACACTTTGTATTTTAGCGCGACGAAGCAACTCGTCAAAGGTGGCCGGTGACTTCCCCATTAATTTAATTGGACATTTTATTTCCGTTATTGTTTCCGGACTTGAATGATTTTGCTTGTTTGAGAGGGGAATTGTTTCTGTTCGGCGCCGGTGTTCCCCTTCCTCTCTTTTTGACAGGGGCCTCAGCTGGAGCCGCCGTCACTCGAGCCTCAGTACGAGTCGCACGCAGTGTCGCATTTAAACGTTTTAATATATCGCTTACCTCCTTCCCTTGAAGCGTTTTCGCATGTTCTGAACCTTTCCACGCATTCTTGAAATTTGTAAATTCTTTCGTTTTCATGTTTCGAGTAGACTGGTTTAGATTCCGTCGTGGAAGAATTGTTGCGAAATTTGTAGCAAGTTTCTTTATATTATTCAAGCGTAGAGAGTTCAAATATCTCGCTGACATTTCAGATGGATAGACAACGTTTTCACGCTTCACATGTTGAGCCGTAATTCTCGATGGGCTAAATTGTAGTTGAGTGACACGTTGATTCTGACCCGGAATCACTCGCATTTGTGGTCTGAACTTGAGGATTTTTCCAATGAATTTGGCTCCCATGTATGGACCATAGATTGGTACCGGTTCTGCATTTTTATATGGAAACTGTCTCGTGGCGTATTTTGCTTCCAATTTCTTTGCAAAATTGGCATTGAGATATTTTCTGTACTTGTTGCTTAATAGAGTTTTTTCGGCACGCATGAGTTCAGTAAGGTATTGTTTCTTTTTGGGATTATTATTTGAAGCCGCCTTATAAGCTCGTGATCGAGAGCTCCTGTAAGCCTGTAGCTTAGCGACGTTTCTTATATTTGAATCAAAATTAGAAGGAAGATTTCTAGGTCGCCAGTGTTCGGGTACCTTTGATATGAGTACCAAATCGTTTTTTATAGGAATTACTCTTCCATTATTTGCCGTCTGATATATACTGTTCAGGTGATTCTGAGCAGAGTTCCACCCTCGCGTAAAGTTGTATGCTTTTGTTGCTGCAGTTGTCATCTTTACAACTCGAGGATGGTTCAAATGAACAAAGTTGGCGAAACCCCTGCCAGTGAGAAGATGGACAGGCACTTGCCTGTAGACGGGTATATACGATCCATTACGTGCCGTCATGGCCTTCTTAATTGTAGCATCATTCGATGTGTTCAAATACGCCTTTTCTCGAGTGAATTCATATCGTGAAAAATTCGAGGCGGCTCCTGCCGCAAAGTAGAGCTCAACGACAGGGAGAGCGCCCAGACTTTGAAGCGTCCATTTCCTCAAAAGGCCAGCCACTTTGCGAAGTTGCTGAGCCTCTTCTTCACCCATTTTACCATATCCCTTCTTGAGCTCAATAACGACCCACCTTCCACCCGGTCTTCCCTGACTTGGAGGCTCATAGGCCAGGTAGTCGGGATCGAGCCAGAAGGTTCCCTTTCCTTTTGCCCATACAGATTCGTTATAAATTAGCCATTCAACAGATGCTACATGGGCTTTATTGAAGTGGCCACCATGTTTCAAAATTTTTCTAAACATTGTCCGACCAGTTTGTAGCGCCGTGAGATTCGCCTTGTAAAGAGCTCCATCTTTGGGGTGAGTTTCGAAGTACGAATCTTTTTCAGATTTTGTCCATGCGGGTACTTCCTTTTTTATAACTTTGCCCCCTGCGTTCTTGGTTACAGGTGTTCCATCGACCAAGTCGACCACTTTCTGTCGCTGGGTCTGAATAGTTTGCATTTCAGAATCCGTCATGTTGTTCAACTGACCGTACTTTTCCAGGCTTTCAAGATCTATAACCTTGAATGGGTTGTTAAACAGAGCCGCCTTTCCTTCATACGCATGACCTTCACGAATTTCGAGACCAGATTTTTTGCCAAGTTCTTGAAGTCTCCTCTGAAACGCAGTACTTGGTTCCTCGTGTGGAGAAACAACAAGAGGTTTCCATAAATCATCGATAGCCTTGTTTGTCACATAAGCTCCCTTTATTTCATTCACCCTCTTTGCAACCGTACGTGCAAACATATTATTAATAAAGAATATATTTTTAGTAAGGTAAATGGACCCCTATGAGGCTCTTGGGGTTCCAAAGGGTGCTTCAGACGATGAGGTCAAAAAGGCCTACCGCAAACTTGCTATGAAACACCATCCAGACAAAGGTGGGAACCCTGAAGAGTTTAAGAAAGTACAAGGTGCTTACGATATTCTTTCAGACCCCCAGAAGAAAGAGAACTTTGACAGGTTCGGAACGGCTGATGGTCCTCCACAAAACCAAGGGTTTCCGGGGGGTTTCCCACCTGACATATTTGCCCAGATGTTTGGTGGGGGCGCAAATCCATTCGGATTTGCGCCCGGGGGCTCTCGCGGACCTGTGAGACGATCCAATTTTGATCATGAATTGAGGGTCTCATTCGAAGAGTCCTTTCGGGGAACAACACGGAACATGCGTATAACACTAGACAAGACCTGTTTCAATTGTAAGAAAAAGTGTACCCAGTGTAATGGCCGTGGGGCTATTCAACACCAGATGGGACCCATGGTCATGAATCAGACGTGTGGTATGTGTCGTGGTGAGGGTGGTGTTGCTCAAGGCTCATGTTCCCAGTGTCAAGGTGGGCGCAAAAAGGAATTGCTCAATTTAGAACTGAGGGTACCTCCCGGTGTGGAGGAAGGGAACGTACTCACGGGTCACGGGCTCGGAGAACAACCACGGAACCCCGGGGAGGAACCTGGAGACGTTCTGTTTCATATAAAGGTTGACCAACACCCGGAGTTTATGCGTCAAGGACTTGATCTCATATTTCAGACCAAAATTAGTTTTGAAGACTCGGTCAACGGGAAGAAAATACAAGTCCCACACTTCGACGGGCCTATCCATATAGACACGGCGGATTGGGGTGTTTTGGATCCTCGTGAGGACTATATCATACCATTCAAGGGGTTCAAAGTTGGGGACAAACAGGGCAGACTTCGAGTATCATTTAACGTGATTTATCCTCACGCAAAGACCAAGTTCAGTCTGTCCCGGCTGAGCGAGCAGCCAAAAGAATGATGGCCAAGATGGCTGACATGGAACTGATACTGGCTTGGTCGATCACGAGGTGAATAGCCTCGTCAATATTCAATTGAGCATGATGAAACACCACGTCATTCAGACCGCTCGGAATAACTCCGAGGGTCGCGCCCCGTACGACGTGCTTTTGTATTTTGATAGTTGCTCGCAAAGTCTTTTGGGTCAAAGGGTGACGCTGGACTCTGCGAACAGCCACGAGTGTCCTCACGCACGGCTTGTTCATACCTACTATGGACACGGGTTTAATTTTTATATAGAACGCTCGCGAGGACAAAAGCGCTCAAAATGGGGAAGTTGGACGTGAGTACGTAGGCAAAGGGAGTTGTGAGTGTGATTAAAAGAGCTTCCCAGAGGGCGTCTGGCATAGCTACAATGTGTCACTCGTCTTTAGGTGGCGTACGCCACGAATATCTGCGACCCGATCTTGCCCCGACCTTTCGGGGTCTCAGCCTCGCGCCCGAGGATACTGACGAAACACTCTTCGGGTTCGAACCCCACTTGTGAGACTCGCCAGCCTATTCCGTGTAGCGTCCCAGGCATCTTGACCAGTTCCCACCCGATAGGCTTTTCGGGCTCTTCGCACGACTGGATACTTCCGTCTTCACACATAACGTAGTGTTCGCCCGCGATAGGCTCAGTCTCCAAGCTCCCACCATAGTGGTACGTCGAGGCTGTTCGCTCGAGACCCTCTGAGGGCTTTTTGAGGGGGAAGCCGTCCCAAGGTATCTTGAAGGTGGTACCGGGCGTGATGAAGTCAATGAGCTCCATTTGCCTTTTGCTTTTCGAGCCGAGCCTCCTTAATACGGACGGCTTTCTTGGTATAGATGGCGCGCTCACGAGCCTTGCGTGCTGACTCACGCTTCTGTTCACGGCGTGTAGGCTCCTTTTCCATCTGGAGGGACAAGTGATTCACTTGTCCCTGGGCCCGTCAAGACACGTTTTTTCGGTGCCTATAGTAACAATGGACGGGGCGGAAGATGCAAACATCCTCCGCCTCCTCAAAAAACAAACAAAGGCACACAAATACCTACACAGTTTCACAAAGGCCGAAATAGAAGAGATACTTGCGCCCCACGTCCCGCGTCTCAAATCCCTTCACATTTTAACAACAAAATTAGCCCCACCAGAAGTCCATGACGAATACATTGAGCTTAGAAATCGTATCGTTGAACGCGCTCGAACCGATCTCCAAACTGAATTTAAAAGGAAAATTAAAGTTCCCGAAGGTTACGATCTTATTTTAAAACATTATCTGCTCTCACTTTAATGGGGGACTGCGCCCCAGAGTGCCCCGTGTGTCTCGAGCCCCTTGAAGGCACCATAGTGACCCTCGGGTGTTGTCGTAACCGTGTCCATATCCAGTGCTACGTAGATAAGTGCCCTTTTTGTCGCGCGCAACTCCCAAAACCAGAACACGTAATTGTACCCGTTCCCGTTCCCGTTCCAGTGGCTGTCCCTCCGCCTCAGACTCGAACCCAAAAACTCATAGTCGTCTTTCCCGCTATAGGAACGCTTATGGCTATAGGAATGATAATGGTCATCTTTAGCACGTACACACACTAAACGTCATACAAACGATTCTCAAGCTCATCGTCCTTTTCGATCCACTCCTCTTCACGCTTTTGCTCGGCTTCAAGATCCTTTTGACGAGCAAAAGCGTGTGTCAAATCACTGACACGATCCCACATGATGCGACACTGAGGTGTTGCTTTCGATTCCAAACAGGCGGCATGAGCATCCTGAACGGCCCTCTTGATATCATTTGGGGTCACTTTGGAGCGCGGGGGACCTAGTTTCGCACACGCCAAGACGAGCATTCTTGCTTACTTAGAGACGACACTTTTTATCTGGTAAAATGGCGACGCGTATCGTCCTCAAAGCGAGTGACGTGGCGGCAATTTTGGGTCGGAATCAGTACAAACCTCGCCAAGAGGTTTTACAGGACCTATGGAAGAAATATGCGCCCCAAACATTCACAGGCAAGACCAAAAAGGACCGGGCCGAGGAGGCTCTGAGCGCCTCGACCGAGGCTCAGACGGTGCTTGCTGCTGCCTTGAATACCAAGGCCAAGGACTCCCTTGAAGTCCAGAAGATTTACAAGGAGGCGGTCCAAAAGGTCAATTCTGATACGAAATTGACCACGGCTCAAAAGGCTGAGGTCGCCGAACACTTGCGGTCGCGCGTGTACACGACCCATGGAACCCGGTCAGAAGATAAGACGGCCGATAAGGTGACTGTCCAAGAGAACGTCACGTGGGTCAAAGACAATTCGTTTTACAATTACGACGTGTGTCAACTCGGAGACAGAAAGTTTGTAGTCACGGGCAAGATTGATCGTATCGAAGAGCGCCCGGACGGGTCCAAGGTTCTGGTCGAAATCAAGAACCGCACAAACCGTCTGTTCCGCAAAGTTGTCGAGTACGAGATGATTCAGGTCCAAATGTATTTACAAATGCTGGGTCTTGTACATGCAAAGCTCGTCGAGCAGTACAACACACAGGTTATGAGTCACGAGATTACCCGTGACGAGGAGATGTGGTCGAACGTTATTCAACCGGGTCTTCAGGAGTTTTGTCAAGAACTCAACAACTGTATGGAGTCCTGAGTCTTTTGGTCGAGTTCTGACCCGACCTTTGTTTTTTTGAAAATTTGAAGCGGAAACGTTTCAATACCCGTCACCCATTTAAAGACCTCACCAAAAGCAAGTGTTCCTGCGACGACCAGCCACAGGTGTTGGCCTTTAAGGTACTTTTTGTGAACCCAAAACCCCACCGCAAAGGCGAACAGGGTCGTTAGTATACTTGCTGAATTCATACTACTTTTTGTTTAGAAAATTAGTCTTAGCCGTTTGGATTTATGCCGTTTGTGAGACACATCATATACACGCAACTACTTCCGGGCGCACACCCTTGCTCGTAAGGGTAAACGTCACCATCTCCACAAAAACGACCGTTAAGAGGGTCACCTGTTTCACCCGTTGTCGCGTTATGACACTTTTGATCAGATGGGTCGTATGTGAACCCGGTAGGACAACTCTGTGGCGTATAACAGGCTGAAGATGATGTCGAGCCGTATGCGGAAGTCATTTGACCGTTCGGGCATGGCGTGCAATTGAATGCACCGCCAGCTGAATACGTGCTTGGTAAACAGTCTTTACACGTGTCATCTAAAATATCCATGTACTTCCCTGCACCACACGACGTCGACGATAGACAATACGCATCTTTATAATCTATTCTGCCGTCTGGGTAGTGCAACGCTCCTTTCAAAAGTTGATCAGAAGGACATGATGTAACAGAACAGTCTTTAGTTGTTGTTCCATTTGTACATGTGCATGAAGTTGCCGTTGAACTACTCGTTGTCCCGCCGTGAAGACATTGTTTACACGTCGACCCGTCCAAATAATAGTTTGGAGAACAAGATCCTCCAGAACTCGGAGTTGTGGCGGCCGCTTGACATTGAGACCTACAATAAGAAGTTGAAGCCCCAAACCCTGTTACATTTTCGGCACCGCTGTAAATTTTACACACGCCACCACCATTACGTACAAAGTGTGTACAGTTGGGCGTTGCCAAGCACAAAGTTTTACACTGATCTACTGTCATCACGGCCTGACCACCGGGTAAAAGCTTCGTCTGATCAGATTCATCTGTAGTTTGCGTTGTTGTCTGCCATGAGACCGAAGGTCCTGGAGCAGGACCTGGAGCAGGACCTGGAGCCCGGGAAGGTCCCGGTGCCGGTGAGCACTCCGCCCCAAAAGATGGACACGTCACGTTCCCATAGTACAAGCCCGCAGTTATACCCCCTCCAACTATCAGACAGAAACAGAACACGAGGAGAATTATAAGGCCTGAATTAGCCATCTACTATAAGTAGATTTTATATTTTAGTTCCCGCTCGAGACTCTTCGAGTCTCTCAGTCCTGATGAATCTGAACCTTGCCCTTGAAGATGTCCTCCAGCGTCACCATAAACACCTCATCCTCGCCGCTCTCCGTCCCCTCACAGCTCGTCAGCTCCCAGCCCTCACCCTCGACAAACTCCGTCACGACGCACTCGACGAAACGGACGTGCTTGCCCTTGGACTTCAAGGACAGAGTCACCTTGCGACCCACCAGGGACTCGAACCAGTCCTCATACGTCTCCAGCTCATCCGCAATCTGATCGCGCTCCTTAGCCAACTCGAGAACAGCCTCAATTGCCTCCATTTTGTACCAAAAATATGTCTGCCCCTTTTAAGTCAGGATGAGCAACCTTGATGTCTTTGCTCTTTCAATTGCAGAAATCTTCGGAGACTTTGGGTTCAAGAGCTTCGCCCGAGGTGGCGGTGTACCGGGGTTCGCTCAGGGCGCCCTTGGGTACGTCGCTGTGATTTACTTTCTGATCCGGTCCTTGCGTGTCGGGAACGTTCTTTATGTGAACGGGATGTGGGACGGGGTATCAGCCGTGCTCGAGACGCTTGCGGCCTACTTTCTACTCGGGGAGAGACTCAACAGACCTATCGAGTACGTGGGACTCTTGGCGATCATAGCGGGTATATTCATGTTACACGCGCCCGAGGGGGCTATACCATATAACTAGAGCTGGAGGTACACTGTCATTTCAAACCATTCGTCTTGGGCCGCTCTTCGTCTTGAACCGGAGCGCTCGCTCTTGGCTGCGGCCGGGTACCGCGTCATCCACTCCCTGGGAGGCTCGTCATCCCATACGTGTTTGCCCACTTTCCGGTCCGAGTAGTAGTCGCCATAGTAGAACACGTCCGCCATATCGTCTGGGTGCGCGTCGTGCCATTTCATAAAGCGGTACGTCTTTTCGAGGTCGATAAAGTCCTCGATAAGGTCTCTGAATATCCTATGGCGCCACTGGGGAGGGAACTCGTCCGCAAACGCCTGAGCCTCCTCGAACGCATCATCGAGCGCTTGGCCAAACACCTCGGCACACTTGTGCTCATAGGCCTCCTCTTCCCACTGGTCCCGGACCTTGTGGAACCCTGACCAGTAGACTGGGGCTCGGCACATAGGACACGAAGCACCGTTCGCCCCTTTTAGGTACCAATTCTTGATACATCCTTTGCAGAAAACGTGGCCGCAGCACAGTTTCTGGAAGGGACCAGCTTCGGAGTAGCAAACGGCGCATTCACAGCACGGCTGTGAATGCGGAGGGCACTCCATGGTCTCTTGTGATGACACAAGAGAAGTTTGGAGGCTTGGGTGTGTCAGGACACGTTTTTTAAAGACTCTTGGGGCTTATTAAGGAAGCATGGCAACAATAGTCGCTCCTCCGCGGGGTCCTGTGACCCGCACGATCCCAACACGTCGGGGCGGGAAGTTTCGTTGGACGATCCATACACACCCGAACAACGCATTTACGGTCAAAATGACTGATGAAGCGACAACGGCCATCGTAGGGTTCAAGAACGTTGATCACGCACTCATAGTCGGTAAGATGATCGAAACACACTATATCAAGCAAAAGGAGTGGCCAGACACGACAGGACGACTCATTTTACCAGCACCCCATGACGGAGACCTTGATTTTCTATTTTTACGTAAATGGGACTTTGCCGAACTTCAGGTGGCCTGTACGAAGAACTTTTTGAACCTCGTATCGGTCGACGATCTCGAAGCTACAAGGACAGGTTTCAATTTTGATGGAAAATTAATGTCATTTGAGGCTCCCGTAGAAGTTTACATCGAGAGTCTTACTGAGATGTTTGAGCGGCCGGGACCCAGCCCCGACCTTTGAGTACTGCTTTAGCATAGACCGCACACAGACAAAAATGAATGTGGGGCCAATCAAGGACGTCCATCTCGTCCATCTTAATCTTAAAAGGGTTCTTGTTGATTTCAGCCACTAGATTAGTTCGCTTCTCGGGACTCAGAGTCTCTGCGATATCACACATGTGTGAAAGCCACTTGACGTGGGTTTCAGACGTGGGGTCAAACACCCTGACAAACTTTGCAGTATTGGACATTTTCTATTACGTATCTAATCTTTTTAAGCCGCGGCGCACGCACCGCAGTACCCGTCGGCCCGACGCACAAACAAGAGCCACAAAGCCAGAACGATGAGGGCGTACAAGATCAGGTCCTGAGATTTCATTGTACTATTCCTCAACATCTTCTTCTGATTCTTCATCCTCCCCTTCTTCGTCCTGAAACTCCTCCTCGTCCTCTTCTTCGTCCTCTTCCTCTGAACTGAAAATGTCAGACTCCTCCTCGTCTTCATCCTCTTCCTCCTCATCGGAAGGGATATAGTCATCATCAGACTCCACCTTGACAAAGCCATCTTCTAGAGGGGCAAATCCAACATCACATTCATCGCTCGTTTTCAGGTACTCGGCTATAGACTCGTCATCAACCTCATACGTATCCTCCTCATATCGCCAAATTTTATCATCAGATTCGGAAAGGTACCTGATGGTGAAAATGACTCCATTCTCCTCGACAATCTTTGCAAGGAGAGGAACTGGCTTACGGGAACCGACGTCTGTCCAAACACGGACGAGACTCATCTGCTGATGTCTACCTTAAATGTTTTTATCTGGGTTTTACGCACCCTTTAGAGCTTGGCAATCGTGTTTGCCAGGAGCTTGAGGCCCCGAGGACCACGCTTGGCACCTGCGTTGCGGCGCTTAGCGCGCACGGGCTTCTCACCGAAGAGAGCGGCGATGCCCATATTACCACCTGGGCTCACGCGGTGCTTACGTGGGCGACCACGGCCACGCTTGGGCTTGTAGCCCTCGAACAACTCCAGCGCGTATGGCTTGCGCTTCACGGGGAGGACACGCACGCCACCTGCACGAGGGGCGTACTTTCCACGAGCCTTGCCCGAGTTCTCACGCTCCTTGCGGTTGAACTTGGGGCGGATAGGGCTGGGGACCTTATTCTTCACATACTTGGTGGAGACGGTCGACCCGGCTGGGTTCTTGTAGAACTTAGCCTTGGGGTTGTATGCAACACCCTTCTCCGTCTTGACGACGTACTTGCCCTGAGCAGTCCGGTAAATAACCCGGCGCTTAAAGTTCAGAAAATTCGTGGCTTCCATATTTATATTTGTACTATTTTGCACGAAAATTTACTTGGGAGTCATGGACCGGAGCATGGCGTCGATGCGCGCACCGGCACCGGCGGGCATCTTGGCAGCGCGTCCACGGCGCTTCACGATCTTCATGCCCGCAAGACCCATAGGGCTGCCGGGGGTCACGATGTAGCGGCGAGCCTTGACGGGGCGACCACGGCGCATCATGATCTTCATGCCCGCGAGGCCGATGGGGCTGGCACCTGGGGTGATGATGTGGCGGTGCACCTTAGCGGGGCGGCCGCGACGCATCATGACCTTCATGCCGGCCAGACCGATGAGGCTCGTGCTCGCCTTGGGGCTGGCGTACAGACGCGCCAGGTTGCCGGCGTGCACACCCGCACGGACACCGCGCTTCTTGTACTTGTCCTTGCGAACCTTGCGGGTCGCCTTGGGGCGGATGGCGGTTGGCACGCGAGCCTTGGAGTTGGTCAGCGTGCGCTCGGTACCGCCTGGGCTCTTGACGTAGGCAGCCTTGGGGTTGTAAACTGTAGAGCCCTTGTCGGACTTGGCAATGTACTTGCCCTCGGACGTCATATAGATGACGCGCCGCTTGGAGTTCAGGAACTTAGTGGGGGCCTTGGGGACGGCGGGACGACCACGAGCCATAGTAGTTGGTACTATTACACGAGAAAAAGTTTGGGAGTCTGGGAACCGTCGGGTCATTTTCCTCAGGATAAAAATATTGGTATAGTGTATAGTAGGATGTCAGTGTATAAAATAACAAACAACATAGATGGAAAGTTGTATATAGGTCAAACAACGAGGTCTCTTCAAGAGCGTTTCAGAACACATTGTGCAACTTACTCGGAAGGAAAGTGTCCGAAACTCTGGAACGCCATCCAGGCTCACGGTAAAGACAATTTCAAAATAGAATTGCTTTGGTCAAAACCTGGATGTTCAGTCGAAGAATTAGACTTCAAGGAGAGGGAATTCATTAAACTATACAATACACTGAGTCCGAACGGGTACAACCTTCAGGAAGGTGGACATGGGTCGAGACATAACGAAGAATCGAAACTCAAAATATCTGAAGCCAAGAAGAATCTATGGGCTGAAAAAGGTGATGAAATTCGAAAAAAGGTCGCAGAAAGAGGAGTGTCTGAAGAAACGCGACAAAGAATATCTGAAGCATCTATTCAAAAGTACATCGATAGACCAGAGCTCAAAGAGTTTTCACGGAATAGACTTGGTTCAACCCATACTGAAGAAACATGCGACAAGATGGTCGAGGCATGGAAGAAGCGCAAAGAAGATCCAGAATATAGAAGAATATACGAAGAAATGGCTGTTGAACGTAGCAAACCCGTACATATGTTCGACATTAACAGAGTTCTTACCCGGGTGTTCGACTCCCTTAGTCAAGCAGGCGCATGGGAAGACTTTACAAAAGGAGGTGTGGAGTCTGCTATACGTTCAGGTTCACTTTACAAAAAGAAGCATTATCTTTCATATACAGAAACCCCACCACTTGAAAAACAACGGGAAACTAAGAGTATATATTGTTTTGATAAGGACGGGACTCTAGTAGACGTGTGTAAATCTCTGGATGAGATTCATGAAAAGACGGGGTTTAGCGCATCAGGGGTTCTTAAGAATGCTATAAAAGGTGGTAATCTTTACAAAGGTCAATTCTATTTCTCATACTCTTCAACCCTTCCACTTGTGTCCACACCCTAAGCACGTAATAAACGCCGTCATTGGCTCGTCCGCTGAGCGAGTCTGTAAAAGATAGAACGTAGTTTTCCTAGACTTGCATTTCCTACATATAAACTGCCCGACATAATCCTCGTCCATCTGCGCCTTGGCTTGTTCCCTCTTGTTGTCCCTCTCCTTGAGGGCCATCATCGTCTTGGCGCACGGCCCATCAGGCCACAGAACCTCGGCTGGATACTTGGCCAAGTTCTTGACGTCAAGCTCCTTGGTTTTGAGCCTATAGGCCAACTGATTCACGAGGTTCAGCTTGACGCGGACCCGGTCACCCTCGACCTCCGTAGATACGGACACGGCGTGGTTCGGTCGCCGGAGCTCGGTGGCGAGCCAACTTACCTTGGTTTTGTAAATCTTGCGGAACCGAGGGTTTTCCCAAGACGCATCTTGGTTGATTTGCCGAGCAGATTGAACCGCCCAATTGAGCGTACTGATTTCTGCGTTCCTGGATATAGCCCCGGGCGCGATGAGGTCTGCAAATATCTGACGCGTGTATTCGCGCAGGGGGTGATTCATCCGGGCCGAGTACTACGTACTCTTCACTCGCGTGCTGTCCTTAACCTCTTGGAACCCTGAGCCCCCCAAGACACGTTTTTTAAAGACACCCTTCGTTTTTAAAAACATGTATCCAAAAGTTGCGTGTACAGCGCACCGCCGGGACTTGACGTTTAACACGTGTCAAAGATGTGCGGAGCGCAATTTAATTCGTGAATTGATGCTTGAGGCGGGACGTCAGGGGGTTCACTCCTGGTGTCTGGCCCGATGGATTCACAGAAAGTATGGAGACCTCATAGTTGTAAGGAGACTTGAGAATGGGGACATGGGCACGTCTCTACCATGTGTCGTGTGTCGTAAAATCCTAGACAGAATGTCCATACAGTGGAGAGCCCATATAGGTCCGAAGTGGGTCAGGAGCACGGACCCCGATGTCCCCACGTCTCGTCCGACCCACAGACAAAGTCAGTCTTGGAAATAAATATTGATAAGAAATAATGAAGACTCTTCAGTCTCTTATGAGTATCGGTCTTGGGTTTCTACTCGCCTGGGCGATACTCACGTACGTTCCAGTTCAGCAGCCTAAGGTTTCTTATTATACCCTGGACGCTTGGCCACTCGAGCTAGATGATTCAAACTTGGCTATTATAGGTGTTGGTCTCGCGACGGCCAAACCCAAGCCGAGCGTTATGGATGCGACGCCCGCACCTATGGCAAAGCCCGTGATGATGGCTGCACCGGGTTCCAAAACGATGGCACCGGCACCGGGCCCCAAGCCTATGATGATGGCTCAGAGCCCTGCTCAACCCATGATGATGCCGTCCCCAAGCCCGTCGTCTTCCATGATGTCCATGAGCCCCGTTTCCATTATGCCTTCTCCTTCCTCTTAATTCCAAGAGCGTTTTCGAGTGTTGACGTTGCCCGACTCAAGGGTTTGTTTCGTTTCAAACGAAGCGTATCAGTTTCTGTTGAGGAATTCTCAATCGCCATGAGCTTTCCTGAATTCTGAACGTGTTTTGATGAGCTTCCAGTCTTCGTACTCATCGTGCCATCACCGCCGGACGTTGCAAAGTACAATTTTTCAAAAGGAAAATGGATCCTCGGAGGTTCTACGAGTCCTCCGTACCCTCGAAACTCTTCGATGGTCATGGTCCCGCCGAAACACTTGAGTGCTTGGCGTTTGGGTGCAGGCCACAGGGACTCGTACCGACCTATAGAGCGTCTTCTCATCATGGCTAAAAAAGACTGGATCTCACCTGACCGTGAAGTCCCCATATCTATGGCGTATGCCTTGGCACATTGCCAAGAGCAGAAGTTTCCTATACTCGAAAACCTGTCTAATTTTGAATCATATTTGACTGGAAGGTGGACAGGGGGATCTATGGGTAAGGCGTGAACGCACCACCAGCAAACCAGTCCAACCGGGCTCTGCCCGGTTGTTTCTCCGTGACTCATTAAACTTAAAAAACTAAGAATCTTTAATAATAGATGCTTTTGTCAATTGATTGTGGGATCAAGAATCTAGCAATGTGCTTAATTGATCCTTTGACAAAGAAAATTCACCAATGGGACGTCTCGGGGGTCCCGCCGAAACACGCGGATGGTATCTTCCCATGTATGGTCCGACACTTGAACGGAAAACCCTGGGTCCTCGAGGCTAAGACGATTCTGATCGAGAAACAGCCCGATAGGAACCGCGGTATGAAAGGTATTGAGAACCTGTTACACACGTACTTTTTGGTCAAGGAAAAGGACGTGGTTATATGGGACGCGCGTCACAAGATTCCGGACCACGCGGGGGCCGGTAAAGCCATGTATGCCAAACGCAAGAAGGCTTCGGTCGAACGGGCTCGAGCTTTCATAGCAGAGGGAAACAAGGACTGGGTCAAGTTTTTTGACGACCACAAAAAGAAGGATGACCTTGCGGACACGGTTATGCAAGCTCTGTCGTTTATCGATAAGAGACCCTCTGATGACACCCCCAAGAAAGCAAAGAAAGCAGCGCCCCGTAAACCTACTGAAAACCAAAAGAATACCAAGTATTCCAAGGCGAATCTTGCGTGGCTGGTCAAGACCGGAGCCAAACAGGATGCGCGGTTCAAAAAGGACCTTGCGCGTTACTACAATTCAATTGATGAGCTAAAAAGTGAATTTGGACTCGGGACGCCCGCGGTTTGAACATCGAAGATGTTCAAACTCAAATCAACATAAGCTTCTGGTGACCCACGCGAACCTTCGTGTCCACGTGGATGGTATGGCCAGCAGCCTGAAGAGCCCGGCAGAAGGCCACGTCCTCGCTATTCATGTCGACGAGGGAGTCGACCTTTTGAAGGTCGCTCCAGAACCACGGATACTTGAGGTCCTCGACAACACCTTTACGAATCATCATCCAGCCCATACCCGTATAAGCGACAGGCACGTAGGGGGAGGACTCCTTGGAGTCCGACGCGAGGTCCTCAGGACGCATAAACTTGAAAGAGCCCGTCTTGGCAAAAAAGTCCTCGTTCCACTCCTTGACGGTCGCAAAGTGCTGGAGATCCTCCATCATGTACATTCCGGCCGTCACGTCGTGTGGGCTCTCCAAAAGGGCGAAAAAGTCCTCAGGCTTGAACACGATGTCCGAGTCGATCCACATCATGACGTCATAGTCCACGTTTCCCTGAAACGGCTTCTGGTCCGGGCCCTTCAAGACATCACCACCGAGACACTTGGCCCGTGCGAAATGGACCACGGACGAGTACTGCTGAGAAATCATAATCTGGTGACCGCGGTTCGAGGCTTGCATCAGAAGGTCCGACCAGGCCAGCAGAAACTCGCGCGAATAGGTACGACCGGGCATACAGAAGATAACCTTGACCATTTTACAATAAAAAAGACTCAATCCTTTAAGGCTTTACACACGTAACAGGTCCAAGAGTGTTGTAACCCGGGGGACACTGGGCATCCGGCGACTTTGCCTGAACGTCCGAGTATCCAGACGTCGTCCTTTTCGGTTGGTTGAAAAATATCCATAAAATCAGGAGAACGACAACAGCAATAAGAGCCTTGTGAAACTTGTCCATTTACGTTTAGTACATATTTTTTTTCCTCGTCTATTTCAATGAAAGACTGGATCATTGTAGCGCTCGTGTTGGTCATCCTTCTTATTCTCTTTCGACGCTCAAGTTCTTCAGTGCCTGCTCCGTCCAATTGTAATCCAAAATTGGTAGACAAGAACGCCGTCTGTTCCAACGTATTCCCACGGAACAGTTACCCGACAGATGGGCCCATATCGTCCGATGATCCTACGAAAAAGTATTGTTGTCAATAAGTAATGAGTGAAACAGGAACAATAATATTAGTTCTTGTTTGCTTCTCTATATTCGTCTCGTGTGCTGTAGGAGGATGGTACTTTTATCAACAGTATCAACTTCAGCACTGGAAAGGGTCTGGGTCGAAACTAACAGCAGATCAGCTTCAGGCCTTTTTAGCAGCAGGCGGCAAACCGAACACAGTCAACTGTCAAAATCTCAGTAATCAAAAACTGACGTACGCGGATCATCAAGGAACGGCTCAACTTCCTGATTGGGCCGGGTTTAACCTCCAGAAGTGCACGACTGTTCCAACAGAGTTCACGGCAAACACGAGTCTTTTTAGTCAGTACTATGGTTCCACGACTATGGCGAATCAGCTTACAAATGACCCGGCCATAACCGAGTCTCAACAAATTGATAGTACAGGAAGTTATTACCTTGGAAACCCAGTGAGTAAAAAGACTATGACGCTCGACAGAACAGGAGTACTTTCACTGAAAAGTAATACTTCCGGAACCCCAACAACGATATGGAGCACACCCGCCTCAACATCAAACACTTATATTCTCCAGTTTGACTCGAACAACTATAATTCAGGGAACCTTTGTGTTTTTCAAAAAGGGAACCCACTCCCAACCTGGTGTATGCTCCCCCAGGTTCAGGTTTCTACCACGGGATCTAGTAACGACGGTTCATCTGTAAATCTCCAAGCACAACAGGACGCACAGCTCGCCGCCGGAAATTTGAAAAACTCTTCAGATACAGAGTCCAGGTTTGCAATGATAGATGACTCTGGTAACTTTTGCATGTACCGCGGAAGTCCTGGAAGTATTCAAGGGTCGAGCATAATTTGTAAATAAAATATAGACTTGAAGTATAATGAGTGACGGATTGTGCTTCGGAGGCTGGGGCATAGGAAACTGCGGAAGCAGTGGCACTCAGGCCCAGACCCAGTACAATCAGACGATGAATCAGCTCTGTTCCAGTACCTCGTCATTCATTCAATCTGCAAGTAGTAGTACGACCGTTGCCAATTTCAATACGCAGACCCTTGCTCTTGAAATTGGAGGAGACATTGGTCCAAACTGTGATATAACACAGAACCAGTCTATCAATATCACCTCCAGTGCAACTGGAAACCTTGACCAGTCCCAGTGTGCGTCAATGGGGTCTTCCATAGGTACAGCCCTTACAAACATGCTCAACCAGAATGCGTCAGCAACGTCTCAGCTTTTGAGTGGTGCTTCAAGTTCTGCAGATCTTACAAACATTAACGCATCGGTACAAAGTATCGTAAACAGCACGACACAACTGACGAGTTATCAGAGCATTCTTCAACAGACATTCAATACTGAACACGCGACCCTCGTCGTTGGTGGAAGCTGTAACGGCAAGATTACACAGAACCAAAGTATTGTCGCGAACGTTATCGCCTTGAACGTACTCAAGGCGGTCCAAAACGCACTGTGCACAAATCAAGCCACTGCAAATCTGTTCACCCAGCTTTCTCAGACTTCAAACTCCACATCTCTTGGAGCAGCAAACCTGCTTGACTCATTCTTCAACGGAATTGCGACCGTCCTGAAGGTTCCAGCAGATACTGTAAAAACTGGAATGATTGTTTTTGCTGTAGTATGTTGCGTCATATGTCTAGGACTTCTCGCATTTATGCTAAGTCCTGCGGGTCAGGAGTCGACGACAACGGCTGTAAGCGCAGGGGCAAATATAGCTAAATCAAGAGCTGGTTAAGAACCGGCAGTTGCTAGTCGGGCCGCAAGAAAGTTTCCACTTGAGGGACCTGAAGGTGCATCCTGACCCCCTGAAAGTAATAACAACAGAATCAAACAACAACAGATGAAAACAAGTCCAATGCAACCACCAAGAGCTAATTTCTGAGCTGTTGGTGTAGGTAATGTTTTATCAATAAAACTGCTCTTTCCGGGCTGTACCAAAAAGTCTGAAAGATCATACGCTTGACCCTGAACCATAACTTTACCGGGACCGGCTGTGCTTGTGGTTATGGGCGCTCCCCCCGGACTTCCGGCCGGTCCACCGACCGTCGTTGCGCTTCCCGACAGCTGACCGTTATTGTTGGTCGCTTGAATAACAGTACCCTGTGCAACATTGAAAACCGACGAGCACTGCTGATTTATTGTGGCACCCGGAGCAACACTTCCACCAACCTTGAGACTTTCGAGACATACGGACTCGTTATCTTGACACGTAAAAGTCGACATGGCGGCGGTACGAAGTATGGGTCCCGCGGGGTTTAGGTTTGCAGTTGCACAGTTACTAGAAACGCACTGAGGTTTCATAAACTGGGGCTGTTCAAGATGCGCAATTATACTTGCAAATTCGGTAGGAGCCTGACTAAAAGCCGAGTTGAGATGAGCAAACTCCGCGCACCCTGGGACGTTCCCTTGAGTTTTACATCCATCAAATTGCAATTGCACAGCGTTGTAACATCCACAGGCGGGGTCAGTCTGACCGGCAGTTCCACAATACGTGTTTACAAGCGTTCCAGCCATTGATTGAAGATGGACGTTTGTTCTAGAGTTTGTCCCTGTATCTGACCATATACTATTGATAAAGGCTCTCATATTATCATTCGCCGGCCATTGCGGGTTTGTTTGAAGACAATACGTTTGAATCATATTGATTGCAGTTGTTGCGTCAGGTGTAGAGTCTCCATTAGAATAAACACCAAGAGCTATGTTTAAAACCGCTTCTCTCATAGATTGATCATCGGGCCAGCTTGTTGGTTTTTCTTTGAGAATTCGTACTATTTCTTGAGCGTTCAAGTTGTTCTTTCCGTTGTAATATCCATGACACGAGCTTTGAGGGTTGGCAAGAGTCGAGAAACTTTGTACGTTGCAAAAATTTTGTTGTAACGCATCGAGATCTGGAGCGTTTGCAAAGGCGTTTATCGCATCTTGGGCGAACGGATCCGTAGGAGTTCCCGTATATGTGCACTTTATCTTGACCGCCGTAGCTGCAGTTCCGTGTGCGCCTCCAGTTCCCCGGGAATATATGTAAGATACTGGCGTGAGACCACCTACTGTAGGGCACATTTTCGCGGCAGCCCCTGAAGAGTTCGGATCTACACCACACTCCGTCTGATTTGCTTGACACTGAGAGCAAAGACCCCAAAAGCATTTACAATCGTACGTTCCACAACCATCACTGACTGTATGACTCACACCGACAAACCCCCCGGGACACCCTCCACCACCGTTACACCCAGAACCGACGAGGTTGGCCCCTGGCCACGCCAAGGGTGTTATATCCGAGGTCGTGTATGATGGAGGTTGACATATGTATAGAGAGTTAAAGTAGCCTTGACCAGCTGTGCCCCTCCAGTTTAAAGTGTTGTTTGTTTGAGTATAACCCTGACAACACCCTCCATTCGTGTTAGTCCAAGTTGTGCTACACGACATTCCTTTTATTACCTTATAAAAAATATATTGCCTTGAGAGGAAATGAAAGCAACCGTGGTTACTCCGTACTATGATTGGGACGGAAGGAAGTACATGGAATTGAACCTGGAAGGTTCAGGGCCCCAACGCGTCAAAGTCCCCTGGAGGTACGGCCGAGTCATGTGTCGCATTGAAGGCCTGAAGACGGTCCAGGAACTTCAAAAGGGTGACGAGGTCGAAGTCACTTTGGAAAGAAAGACTTGGGACGGCTTAGAACATTGGGTCTTAAGTAGTATCAAGACGTGAAAATGCTGTGTAGGAACGGGTACCAAATTTTACTTGAAAATTCGACTGAGATAAAAAAGGAACTCACGGTAAGACCATTGACGAATGAGTCTGTGGGGATTCCCGCCCCTTCCTTCAAAGTCTTTCGGACGGTCAAGCAAGACGGGGGGATCCAATCTGCTGCGCAGATTGTCTTGGTCCCGCGCTACTACGGCCTCACCAAGTTCGGGCC